CCTCAACCAGAATTTATTGATCGAATGGATGTAAGAGGATTGGTTATGAGTGCTTATAGAAGTGGATATAATAAGGCTCATTCAGAGCATGTAAAGCGCATCACCAATATCGTGGAGCTAAAGCTATCTGACATTGATTCCCCTGTGTTTACTCATACAAAAGAGTTTAGAGAACATTTTGATTACATAATGTCAAAAATAAAAGAACAATTAGCGTAAAACAGAATAAAAATGAAGAAAAGTAAGTTTGAAATAGCATTAAATGCTTTGAAAAATATAGCCGATCCTATTAGTTATCTACGAGCAGAAGCTAAGCGTATGGGAGAAAGGCTTGATGGAAGAGGTGCAGTAGAGTTTGCCAACAACGGCAATAGCCTTAGTAAGATGGCCGAAGACGCATTACGCGATATAGAAAACACTACGGAGCCTGAAATCACGGAAAAATTTAAAGGAACACCCGGACAATGGCGAGTGGAATCAGATGAATGGGGTGATTATATTGTTTCAGATGACCCAAATCCTCCTCATCATGGAACTGTGATATGTGGAATGGATAACGAGAATCAGGAGATTGAAAGAGATGCAAGGTTAATAGCGGCTGCTCCTGAATTATTGGAAGCATTACAGAAGGTCGTTAAATTCCATAAAGCTGGATTGCATTTGTCAGATCCTCTTATTAAATATGTTTATCCAGCAATCAATAAAGCTTTAGGAATTAACGAATAACTAGAAAGTAATAATTCAAATAAAATCATAGAAATATGGAGAAAGTAACAGTAAAAATAGAGTTAGAGAGAGAAGATATCTCTACTCTCATGTTCCTTGCTGGTGGAAAGTTATCAGAAGAACAATGGAATAAGCTCAAAGGTACAGAATACACGGTGGAAGATGATGACTTGGAAGGTCAGGCAATCCAGTTGAAGTTGGCTATTAGTGGTATCGTAGTTGGCAATCTTTTAAAAAAGGAACTTTCAGAAGGTGAAGTTTCTAGTAAATCAACTTATCGAGAGAAGTTAATAGCTATGCGTAAGGAGATGGAAGAAAGGGGGTAATCATGGTAGGGAATATTCGTATTAGACGTAGGAAAGATAAATACCATGTTATGGAAGAGCAGGGAGATGGTAGATATTTTACTATTGAAGGGGGAAAATGTAATTCAAAGGAAGATGCCATAGAGCTAAAAAAACGATATTTGTTCGTTAGAGAGAAAGTTAGATTGTTAAATCAGAATCTTAGAATACAATTGAGAGAAAAGAATAAACCAAATGGATGATCACATAAATCAAAGTTTGTATGCTGATTCAATAAAAGAAGCTACAAAAGTAGAGTTCCTTGCAAGTAGTGAGGAACTTTTTTTATATGCTGTTTCCCTGTATAATTCGATGATGTGGGGCAGAAAGATAGACCGGGAAAATCTTAGAAATAAGAAGAGATCAAAAAAAATAGGGAGAACTAGCAAGGTGTAAAAGCATTGTTCTCCCCAATCATTCACGATTGTATAGCAAATATACTATTTATTTTAAAAATAATCGTGTTATGGAACTGGATTTTAATAAAATAATTCGTCTTAAAAAGATTCGTATTGAGAAGTCAGAACTTACAGAGGAAGAAAACGTTTTGACTTCACCGATTTTGAGAGACAAAAGCCTTATCGAAGAAGTTTATAAGACATTCGTTGAAATTATGAATAAAAGAGGATGCCCGCCAAACATTGACAGAGTTACTCAACGGAAGAAATTTATATTCATAATCTTGTACCTGTTTTCTCCAAGCTCTCTTGCCGGTGGGAAAATGACTGCCGGATTACGTGAGGAAATGTCAAGGGTGTTGGGGGTTCAATCAAAGAGTACTATTTCCGACAATTGCGCTGATGTCGTGTTTCTGTATCAGAACTATGGAGATTTTAGCGGGAATATTGAGTATCTTTACACCGAAATCGTGAATCGTTTAAAATTCAAAGGGCTAATCAAGTGAAAGCCGGAGTTTAGTGCTCCGGCTTATCTGTTTTCTATTTTTTATATGGAGAGATGAACAAAACCATATCATCCTCAGATGCTTCATGGTCTGGAAGAGGGTATAATATTCTTTTATCAACGATAAAGTATTTAGTTCCACAGTCGGCTATAATGGTATCATCCCAACCATGAAAGGCTGAAAAATCTAATATGTCTCCAGCTATGGGGGCGACTTGTGTAGTGTATTCATAAGACATATTCCAATTCATATTAGATACATTGGAACTAAGGACAAAACGGCATTTATACTTTCCATTTACGTCACTGTCGTAAAATCTGCAATTTCCATCATCCTCTCCAATTAGTTTTATAATTGAAACATTTAAAACATCAGCTATCTTCTTGAGCGTATCAAGAGAAGGATATGATTTACCTGTTACAATGTTACTGACGGCTACCTTTGAGATACCAACCTGTTCTGCCAACCAAGCAGAGGTAACATTGCGTTTACTCATTATTTCTTTTATTCGTAAGTCCATAAATTAAACTTTATTTTGATGACTCCGCAAAGTAATGCAAACTTTATCATATAACCTAATATTGATAAAGTTTGATTTATTAAATATTCTTAATTGATAAATAAAACTATATCAAATATGTTGTTTTTGATAAAGTTTTCTTTATCTTTGCATCATCAAACAAGAAGTAATAACAATTAAAAGATATATGATTATGGCAACAAAGAAGATTGAATCAAAAAAAACATTAGCTTACGCAGTAGCATTTATATTTAATACAACAGGTAAGGTAAACTTTATGTTAGGCAATAAGATGTATCAGCATATAGATACTGTTTATGACCAAAGAGAAGATGGCAGAGGCTTCAATACTTGTGAGGTCGTTTATAACTACAAGGCTCAAAAATATGAGGTTCTAAGTGTAGATACAGAGATAGGTAACAAAGAAATTCAAATATTATAAGTTTAACCGGCAGGGCTTTTGCCCTGCGCAATATAGAAGATTATGAATACAAAAGAAATAGAAATTGGTTTGAGGTATAGAGTTTCAGGTGATTTAGCTAACGGTCACTATGCAGATGGCACACCTTGTATAGTACATGAAGATGTAGTAAGGGTGATAAAGAGAGTCACAGATACTCATGTTATTTGTGAGTGCGGTCGTAGGTTTATCATTAATGACAATCTCAAAATCGAGAAGTTCTAAGTTTAACCGGTAGCCTTCGGGCTACCACAATATACACGATTATGATAGCAATTTCAACTCAACTACTAAATAGTGATATAATTAAAAAACTACCTGATAATTATGGCATAAATAAAACAGGTGGTGTGATTCGGATGGATCAATTTCTATCTTTTATTACCGTGAAGCTAAATAAAACAGATGGTCTTGGTAGCGACATGGGGTGGTCGTACCGTAAAAACGACACAGGTACGTTGATTATTCAGGGTGGTGGTTACAAAGGCGTCGAATGGCTTGATTGTATACGATATGGTAAGAATCTTCAAAATCCTTATAACAACTTTGTTAACCTCTTTGGTGTATGGGATATTCTCAATGATAATGGTAGAACTTTCGTTCTGAACTATTACAAGAAAGATTTAGAAGAATTGATATTTGCAGAAGAACAGTCAATAGCATTCTATAATAGAAAAATATCTATTTGCGAGTCCAAGATTCAGCAGATAAATGAAATTATAAACTGTAAATAAATAATTATGGATAGAGGACAAGAAATAGAACTTGCTGCAAGTGCAACAGTAGGTAGCTTGAATAGCTTAGAGGGATTTGATAGAACTGATATGATAAATATGTTTGGTTCTGGCGTTACATGGGCAGATGCTCATCCTAAAGAATCCGAAAGGTGTAAGTTCTGCAATCAAGAAGAAGTTGTTACCCACAGGTCTAAAGAGTGTAATTTGAGTTATGATGGTGAAACTCTATGCGCAGACATTGATATACCATTAACTTGGGGTAGTGCAACTGGATATTATAGTTTTAGTATTAACTACTGCCCAATGTGTGGCAGAAAATTAAAAGGTGAATGATTATGGATATAGCAGAGATCAAAAGAAGAGTTGATTTGCTTAAAATGGCGAACAACAAGAAATATTGCCTTATACCCGAACTGGCAAAAGAACTGAAAGTGAGCAAGACCGATTTAATGCAATTTATTCTTGACAATCCGAAACTATTTCATACGGATAACCAGTGGACATACAAAGTGATGCCACGTTCTCAAAAAGTTGCGCCAAATAAAAACTTAGGCTTAGGTATAGAAGAGGTTTATATTTTACCCGAAGATAATTTCAGAACCGAGGAATGGCTGCAAAAACAGATAGTTGAGAAAGCGAAATATATTCATATCTCTGAATTTTGTTACTATGGCGTACAGGGATATTATGTTAGCATTGATAAAGAAGGTGATTCTAAATATAGAGAATGGCTTTGGCGTAACACTACATCTAAAGTGAAAGAAATTCAATCGCTTGGTGTTCTTCATAAAGATACTTTCTATACGGGCGGTTTTGGTGATAGCTCTGCGCATCCAGTTGATTACGCAATATCACCCGATGGTTTAGAGAAGCTAAAACAAGCCGGCTGGACTTTTAATCAATTAAATCCATTATCAAGATGAACTCAATAAACAAAAACGGTTGCAGTGTATGCCAACCCGGTAAAGAGAACTATTGCACTTACAACACCAAGTTGAGAGGTAAGAGAGTGAGAATGTACCAGTACGACTATCGTACAGAAGACGGTGAGTTGTTTTCTTGTTGTGCGCCTACCTTAGAGGCGTGCAGAGAAAGACGGGATCAATGGCTAAGTTCACGACAATAAGTCGATTGTCGTGTATAACGATTGAAGATATTTCGTTATCTTTGGTTGTGGTAGTACCTTTGGGGATACTATCGCGGGGTAGAGCAGTGGTCAGCTTGCTACTTTGACTTGGTAGAGGTCCGAGGTTCGAATCCTCG